CATCCGATACCGTCGCGACGGCGACAGCGGTCAACCAGATCACGCTGACCAACTTCTCGCGCACCACAGGCCTGCAAACCGCGTGGCCCGCGGGCGCCATCATCAACGTCACATGTGGGGAATACTAAGTGCCCACCACCATGTCTTTCACGACGCTCACCGGCGACATCCAGGTCTACCTGGAACGTGGCGGCAGCGCTCAGACCGATCCGACGGTGTTCAATCAGATCCCGCGACTGATCAACGCGTCGGAACGCAAGCTGGCGACGGCGCTGAAACTCCTGGGCCAGATCGAGGTGCTCACGGACTCCAACGCCGGCCTCCAACAAGGCAACCCGATCGTCACCAAGCCCGATCGCTGGCGACAGACGGTCAGCCTGACCTACCTGTCCGGCACCGCGCGCAAGCCGTTGTTCGAACGCTCGTACGAGTACCTGACGACGCTGTGGCCCGACTCCAGTGTCATCGACAACGACGAGCCGCCGGGCTTCTACGCCGACATCGACCTGTTGCACTGGTATGTCGCGCCGACACCGCCCAGCGACTTCCCGCTCCAGGTCATCGCGTACTTCCAGCCGCCGCTGCTCGACGAGGCGAACCAGACCAACTTCTGGACGGATTACACGCCTCAACTGCTGCTTTACGGCGCTTTACTGGAGGCGACGCCGTTCCTCAAAGACGATCCGCGCATTCAGATCTGGGGCCAGTCATGGGCGCAAGAACTCCAGATGCACATGGCCGCTGACCTTCAGCGACTCCTCGATCGGGCTTCGGAGCGGAAGACGCCCTGATGGCATCTGGCGCCTCCTGGACCAATCTGTTCGGCGGCGACAGCCCGATCGCGCCGGCGAACCCGTCCTACTTCGCGCTCACGATCGCGCAGCCCACCAGCCTCGTGTGGCCGTTGGAGACGACAGGCGGAGCGCCGCACCTCGCGAGCCAGATCGACGTCACCGGCCTCACGCTCAACCTGACGCTGGCGATGCCGCCGGGGGGCACCGGCTCGAACGGCGCGCAGTCGATGATCACCAACATCGGCAGCGTCGACATCATCACGACGGACAGCTTCGGCATCCCGATCACCACGATCAAGCCAGGGATAAGCTGGCTGATCACGCTGACCGACAACACGACCGAGAACGGAACGTGGCGCGCCTACCAACTCGCCGCGACGACATCGAGCGCCAATGCCGGCGCGCTGGCCGGCTCCGGATTGCAGGCCGTCGGCACGACGCTCCAGACCGTGTGGCTCACCCAGACGGTCGCCATCAACACGCCTCTGACCGTGGCGCAACGCGCGACGCTGATGGTGTGGACCGGCGCCGTCGGGACGCTGCAACTGACGGCCAAGGCGACGCTGACGGCGGGATGGTATTGCGCGGTCACCAACGAGGGCACCGGCACCGTCACCATCTCGACCTCGGCGGGCGACACGATCAATGGCCGCGGCTCGCTGGTCATGAACCCCGGCAACAGCGGCATCATCGTTTGCGGCCCGGCCGGCTTCAACACGTGCGGCGCGCTGATCACCACGCTGCCCATTGCCTCGGGCGGCACCGGCGCCACGACGGCGTTCGACGCGCGGGTCAATCTGGGCGCCTCGCCGATCGGCGCGGCGATCTTCACCGCGCCCAACGCCGCCACGATCAACGCGCTGTTGGGCACGCAGAACAACCTCGCGGTCGGTGACATGAAGGAAACCGCGCTGCACGAGGATCTGTTGCCCGCCCTGCTGCCGGGCTGGCACATCTGCGACGGGCGGGCCCGTCCGCGCACCGATCCGCTGTGGGCGCGCACCGGTCAGGTCAACCCGGCCTACTGGCCGTTCGGCAACGGCGACAACTCGACCACCTACAATCTGCCCGATCTTCGAGGCCGCGTTCCGCTCGGTAGGGACAACATGGGCGGCACCGCGGCCAATCGCGTGACCGCCGCCGTTTCCGGCATTAACGCTACGGCGGTCGGCGCCCAGGGCGGCAACCAGGCTCTGACGTCGCATTCCCACGGCATCACGGACGTTAACCACGCCCACGGCATCGCCGACGTCGGCCACGGCCATGGGTTGAACGACGCGGGACACAGCCACGGGGTGAACGACCCTGGACATTTCCACCCCCTGGCCGACCCAGGACACGGGCATGGCGTGAGCGACCCTGGGCACGGCCATACGGTGGTCGATCCCGGGCACACCCACAGCCTCGATCGCGACGTGATGTCCGAAGGTCTCGTGAACAATCGCAACACGAGTTTCGCTGGCGGGTTCGGCCAGGGCGCGGTCAACGCGAACAGTTCCGGCACCGGCATCGGGATCGCCGGGAACGGCACTGGCATCGGCATCCAGTTGAGCGGCACCGGCATCACACTCGGCTCCGGAACCACCGTCATCAGCATCCAGGACGGCGCCACGGGAATGTCGGTGCAGGCCGGCGTCGCGGGCGTCGCGGTCCTCAACGCCGGGACCGGACTTACCACCACCAACGCGGCCGGCGGCGGCGCCAGTGCCAACATGCCGCCGGTCCTGGTCGTCTCAATGGTCATCTACGTGGGAGCCTGATCGTTTGGCCCGCCCCTTCCTCCTTAATTTCAAACCCGGCACGATGCGGGACGGCACGCAATTCGACGGCGATCGGTACTTCGATCTGCTGTGGTGCCGGTTCCGTGCTGGACGGCCGCGCAAGATCGGCGGCTTCAAGCTGATCACCGATCAGGTGCTCGGCCTGCCGCGCCGCATCCACATGTTCTACGACGGCCTCCAGACCTTCATCCATGTCGGCTCCGCGAACGGCATTCAGCAATTCGTCACCGACCGTAATGGCAACCTGATCAGCTCGGCCGTGAGGACGCCGCTTGTATTTTCTTCAGGCGCCAACATCGGATTTACGATGGACGCGATTTTTGATACCACGTCCGGAACGGTTCAGTTGATTGTTCATTCCGTTCCCGACTTAACGGCGTTGCCCGACACGACACGCCAGACGCCCTTCATCGGCGACATCCGGACCAACACGCTACTGGTGCCGTTCGGCCCGCCATCGGGCGTCGGCTCGGGCGGCGTATGGACCCAGCCCAGCATCGCCGGCGGCATCGTTTGCGTGCAACCATTCGTGTTCGACTTCGACTTCGACGGGCTGGTGCAGTGGAGCGCGCCGAACCTCCCTCTTACCCTTGGCGTGGTCGGCGGCAGCATCGGCGCCGGCCAGGCGCGCATCTCGGCGCAGAAGATCGTTCACGGTCACCCGTTGCGCGGCGGCGGCGCGCAGGCACCAGCGGCGGTGTTCTGGTCGCTGTCGGAGGTCATCACCGCGACATTCATCGGCGGCCTCGCCGCGTTCTCCTTCAACACCGTGTCGCCATCGTCCTCGATCCTGTCGAGCGACTCCGTGGTGGAATACGACGGACTTTACTTCTGGGCCGGGATCGACCGGTTCATGGTGTTCAACGGGACCGTGGTCGAGGTTCCGAACACGCAAAACCAGGACTGGTTTTTCGACAACCTGACCTCGGGGTTCGAGGCGCAGACGTTCGCGTTCAAGGTGCCGCGCTTCGGCGAGATCTGGTGGTGCGCCGCGATGTTCGGCAGCCAGTTCCCCAACTACGCGGTCATCTTCAACCTCCGCGAGAACGCCTGGTACGACACGCCGCTGCCGAACGGGTTCCGCACCGCCGGGCACTTCGCGCAGGGGCTACGCTTCCCGGTCATGGGCGGCTTCGACACCAACGACTCCGCCGGCCCGTTCAAAATCTGGGCGCACGAAGTCGGCACCGACGAGGTCAACGGCAACGTCGTCAAACCGATCCGGTCTTTCTTCGAGACCGGCTACTTCGGTGGACCGAAGAACGATCCGCCGGATGACCGCGGGATGTCGATCCAACAACTGGAGCCAGATTTCGTGCAGACCGGCGACCTGATCACGTATTTGATCGGCGCGCCGAACGTGCGGGCGCAGGAACACAATAGCCCGGTTTCGCCCATCCTGGACTTGCCGACGGTGCCGCAGGAGGAGTTCCCCAGCTACGTGCCGACGCAAAGCCAACGCCTGACGCGGTTGCACGTCGAGAGCAACGTCATTGGCGGCAACTACATCGGTGGCCGGCAGATCGTGCGCGGCGATCCCTCCGAGAAGCGGACGAATTCCTGATGGCGACGACCATCGACCCGCGTTTCATGGGCGCCGCCAGATGGACGGCCGAGACGAGCACGGCTCTGTCGAAATTCGGTGTCATTCCGATACTGACCGATCCAGAAGACTGGCGCTCCTGGGCGACCTTCGTGTCGACATTGCCGGCGGTGTCCGCCCTGCATCCGCCGCGACCGGTGGAATTCGCGACGTGGGACGCGTGGGCGCACCGGTTCAACGAAGCGCTGCGGCTGCTGTAACTCTTCCTTTCGCGTATCGCGCGTGCTAAGCGCGACTCTTCTCGTGGGCCCGTTCCGGCCGGCGGACGTTAATCGTCTGGCCTTGGAAGGACGGACCATGTCTCCCTCCGATTTCCCGTCGGTCGTTGGCCCCTACGCGCGGCGCCACATGCAGGACGGCGGCGCCCTCGGCGCACCACCAATGCCCCCTCCAGGAATGCCACCGCCCGGCGGTCCGCCGCCAGGAATGCCGCCCGGACCACCTCCCGGCATGGGCGCGCCGCCCGGTCCGCCGCCAGGAATGGGTGGACCGCCGCAAGGCGCGCTCGGTCAGGCCGCGGGGCAAGGCCCAGGTGGCGGCGGTCGAACGCTCATCGACGACGTTCAGCTTGTGAAGGCGGGGCTTCAGACAGTCCTGGGCCGGTTGCGGCAAATGCCCGGCGTGAACATGCAAGCCTTCAACCAGGGCGT